TGGATAGCCTCAACAGCCTTGAGAGCACCAGCAAGGATTAAGAGAGGCATTTACTTTCTAGCTGCCTGACCGGTAACAGGGTCTACATATAAACCGCCTGACGGAACGAGGCCAAAATCTTGTTGATTCTTAGGCCTATAGATCGTTTCTTGAGGGTTTTCTGCAAACAAAGCAGAATTATCAGGACTTTGTGCATCAGTTTTTAAAAGACCACGAGCCTTTAACTCTTCAATAGCTTGTTCACGGCTAATCTGAGGTATTGCTTCTTGTTGTTGTTGAGGTTCTTGTTGAGGTTGAGCCTCAGGAGCCACCATAGCAGGTTGGTCAGCAGAGCCGATACGTGGACCCATACGAGCTGTAGCAGCCGCTCCCCACTTACCTAAGGACTCCAGAGGAGTTTGATCAACAGACATCAAATCAGTCAAAGCCTTCTCTGAACGAGGAGACAACGAAGCTGACTTCAAGAAGTTCTTACCTGAGTCAGTCAACAAGACCTTCATCAACTGTTCTTCAGACAAACCATTGTTAGTCAAGGTATTGAGAGAATCCATAGCCAGCTGACCGATCTTAGCAGGACCGTAACCAGCAACACCACCAATAGCGGCTTGTGTCTCACGCACCTGAGCGGGTGTAAAGGCTTGATCTGGAGCACCTTGAGTCACAGACATCTTACGAGTGAACAGCTCAGCATCTTTCATACGCTGACCAAACTCAGTAGAATTAGTACCGAGAGCAGTAACTAAGGAATCCTGAGCACCGGGGACATTAGCAAGCTCACGCCAATTCTTAGCAAGAGTAGCCAAGTCAACAGTCTCTACACCAAGGTTATTAGTCTTCTTAGCTTGATTAACAAACTCGGAGAACACTTGTTTATCCAAGACATCCAGAGCAGCTTGATCTGTCGTACCAACCCATTCACGCATAGTCCCACGTTGAGCAGGGGTCAGGTTCTTGTAGGTAGAGTACAAATCTTCAGGAGAGATCTCAGCTAAAGACTTATTGTGTAACGATGAAGGCAACCCTTGAGCAATAGCTTCATTATATGCTGTACTTGCTTTTGAGACACGATCACGAGCTGTGTTGAGGAGATTCAAAGCAGACTTATCCGCCCCTGTAGCACCTTTCAAAGCAGCAGCAACGTCATCCTTCATGCCACCGAAAATAGCACTGGAGATAATACGCTCATCGCTAATAGACAAATCTTTAATAAGATTATCACCAGCTGAAGCCTTCTTACCAAACTCAGACAGTACACCCTGTACTTGTTCAATAGTTCGTTTTGTAGTGGTAGGAACTGGACCAGCAGCGCCAGCAAAGGCAGCTTGAGCAGGATCAAGAGGAGCCTGAGAAGTCAGACGGTCTTTAATGGAAGTAAGAGCTTGTACAGCACGTTCAGCGTTGGGTGTTGACTGAGCTGAGTAACGAGCAATCAAACCATCAATCTTACCAATGGTGTTAGTAGTGTCCACCAGAGGTGTGCCTCCACCATAGCCTTTAGCTTTCTCAAACAAGCTATCAGCATTGCTCTCACGGATACCTGCAAGCTTATTCTGCACAGCTTGGATAATACCTGTCTTAGCTTGCTCAGGAGTCAGTTGACTACCCTTAGGAGCCATGCCTTCAAGAGCCTTAGCGGTAGCACCTTCATTCAAAGCTGTAACCATCTCCAAATACTTAGGAGAACGAGTCAAACGAGCAATGTCAGCAGCAATAGCAGGATCAGTAGAGCCTTGGCCTTTAAGGACAAACTCATTGAAGATACCTAGATCCTTTTCAGGAAGCAAGGCTTTATATTCACTGAGCAGAGTCTGTTGCTTACGTTCTTTAAGACCGTTAACACCACCTTTAACCAAATACGGGAGTGTCTGTAGTGCCAACTGAGCATAAGGACTCTCAGGAGCAGCTTGCTGACCTAACAAACCAATAGTGCCACCAGCTACGAACTCTTTACCGGCACGAGCAGCAGTTCCTGTAGTACCTGAGAACAGACTACCAGCTGGAGTCATAGCACCCATCAGAGCCGCAGGAGCACCTGCTTGTCCAATATCGTAAGCACCTTTGTAACCTTGAAGCTTCATCAAGTCAGGACCACCGAGATTAGAGATAGCGTTGACGATACCTCTGCTTGACAACCCACTAGGATCAGGGTTCTTCTTGATGTAGTCGTACAGATTACCCCAACCACCTACTAGGTCTACAATACCTTTAGCAGAGCCTTTTAACAAAGACTCGGTAAAGCGTTTAACTTCTTCCAGCGAAGTAGTCTCTTCAGGTTGAGCGAGGACACTTCGAGTCCCTCCAGTGAGGATACCTCGACGACGGAGTTCCTCTTCCGCATCTCGTTTAGTAATTTCAGCCATTATTATTGAATCCCTGCAATAGCTTTGAGTTGAGCGTCTGTGAGTTTTGCTGCTGGACTAGCAACAGGTTTACTTGGTTCAACAGACAAAGGAATCTTAGGAGTATAGCCTGACAGACCTTTATTCTTACGTGCATAATCTTCAAGACGAATTGTCTCTTGAACAATGTCTTGATTCTTATTCTGCATGAAGGTAATAAGTTGACGACGAGCTTCTGAGCTAGTCTCAAGCTGAGGAACCAAGCTAGCGATAAAGTCACGATCAGCGTTAGAGAAGCCTGAACCCAACTTACCACCAAGAGTCTGCAAGATAACATCACCAGCAACTTTTTGGTACTCTTGGCTCTTATTGAGTTTATTGACATCAGAAGGAGAAGCAAGACCCAATGTAGACAATAGGTTGGTAGCGCCTACTCGACCTGAAGCAAACTGACCACCAATCAACTGGTCTGCTGGCAGAGAAGCTAACTTATTCAAAGAGTTGATAGAAGATACTGCGGTATCACGGGCTGTAATAGCTGCGTCAACACGGTCAGCATCCTTAGTGCCAAGGCGTTTAACAAACTCAGATTCACCCATATTACGTGCGTCTACGTTAGTCTTAGAGGTAGTACGATCCACACCACCAGTGTAAGGAACCATCTGTTGTTGTCCGTCAACACTCTTAAAGATAACCTGAGCTACCTTAGTTCCACCTGAACCATCAGGAGTCATGTAAGAGTACACAGGCTCACGAGTTCCTTCAGCTACGCCTACTTCGTTCAGCTTAGTACCAGCAGCACGACCTTCACGCAGGTTCTTAGTAATCATAGATTGTTTTAAAGCTGCTTCTTGAGCCGCTTGAGCCAACTGACGAGCACCTGTAGGATCGGCTTGAGCAAGACGTTGAGCAGCTTGCATGATGGATTGAGGATCAGTAGGGTCCATACCTTGTACGGCTTGCTGACGCAGAGATTGAATCTTCATCTGAGGGTCTTCAGCGCCCATCAAACCTGCAATACCTCGGCCTACTTGAGCAGCACCTGCGTAGCCCATAGCAGCAGCTCGCTCCACAGGAGACAAACGAGCTAGGCTTACACCTTGACCTAAAGCCTCAGCCTGAAGAGCTTGCTGATATTGTTGAGGGCTAGTGAATAACCCCATTACCGATGAATCTGTTGCCATATTATCTTATTTCCTTAAAAGTCTTGAGCAGAAGAATCGTACCAGCTACCAATATTAGGTAAAACACTTCCGATACTACCGCCACCTAAACCTCCAAACAACCCACCAAAGGCATTACTTAGTCCTGAAGTAGGGCTGGAAAGACCGCTAAGGAAGGTAGCTGTATTACTTGTTTGCATCTCTGGAGCAAGCGACAGTGCAGCAGCTCGTTGAGCACCTGTGTTATACAGTTGACCTTGATTTGCCCCTGCTGTAGCCTGTAGTTTAGCCAGTTCTGAAGACAAAGTCAATGGTTGCTGAGCAGCTTGTTCCACAGCACCTTGAGCACCGAAGCCAGCTGTGAAAGGCTGATAAGCAGAGCCTGCCAAGCCTTGACCAAAAGTAATCTGCTGTTGAGCTGCTTGGTCAGCACCTGCTGCGATCTGACGCTGTTGGTTAGCCAAAGAGTTATAGTAAGCAGCCATCTCAGGGTTAGTAGCAGCCAAGCCACCAGCTGAGGTAGCACCTGTAGCCAAACCTTGACGACCTGTCTGGAACAAGTTGTTACGGATGCCTGCCAAAGCTTGTTCGTTACCCGGCGCAGTCAGAGCAGTCTGTTGTTGAACGTAGCGTTGACGAATAGCCTCAGGAGACTCACCAAGGTATTGCTGACCTAAGGAAGTCAAAGGTTGACCAGCTTGTGAACCAAGGTATTGAGTAGCCAGTTGTTGTTGAGTTTGACCTTGAGTTAAGCCTTGGTTTGTCATTTTAGCCAGAGCATTTTGATACTCTGTAGACAAGGCTGAAGGATTATAACCAGCGCTTGTCAACTGACCTGTAGTAGGATCAAACTGATAGCTAGAAGTACCAAAGCGAGTAGTTGTTCCGATAGGCTTAAATGCAGCCATGTTAGCGGCTGTTTGTCCACCAGCTAAGGCTTGTCGTTGAGCAGCTTCAGCGGCTGCTTGTGATATTTTATTCTGCTGCATTGAAGCAGTAGTTCCGAATAAGCCTTGCAGCATATTGGCATAATTTTGCTGACTCTGTTGAGTAGTGCCTGCACCACCTAGAGCGCCGCCTAAAGCAGAACCAATTAAAGCCCCGCCGGGTATACCAGAGGCTGCACCAATAAGACCAGCATAAGGAGCTGCTGTCTTAACAAGACCTCCAGCAATATCCCCTACGCCACCTACCACATCACCTACTGCGTCAGTTGCGGTGTCTACAAGACCACTTACAAAACCACCCATATTATTTACTCCAAGAATAGATGTAGGCTGTTGAGCCGTTATTTAACATAATTTGTTGTCCTCTTATCCAGCCTACTGAATCACCGAACTTAGCTAACTTTTCATTGTCTTCTGTTACTAGCGCTACTAAAGGAGCAGGTAGGAGACTTTGAACAGTGTTTAAATCCTTAATGAACTCTCTTTTTACCTTAGAAGTCCATCTCAATATGTCTGTATGAAACCAAAGATACCCATTGAAGAACTCTAAGTACATCACGTAGTCTTGTCGTAAGACCACAGGTGTCTTTACTGACTTAATAGGTTCCACAGTCAATGGTATATGTACCAGAGAAAGTACCTGAGAAAGCAGGAGATGCTTCATCGGCTTTAGAGTTAACAGCAATTTGAATAGCATCAAACTCAGCCGATACTTCCACGCCTTTAACAAGCTTAGACGGGTTACCTGTCGATAAGGCATCCTTAGCTGCAAAGTCCGTTGCAGGTGTATAATCACTCATAGTGTTCTTCCCATTTTAACAAATACATCCATCTTCTGAATGCTTAATTCAAAGTTATTAATAACAGTCTCGATACCGAACTGAACTACGTTACCGCTACCGCCAGCTTGGATACGTTGGTTATCAAAGACGATACCGCCTGTCCACTCAGCTAAGCCCCACTCAGCTGTACCCCATTCAGAGAGAGATAAGTTACCCATCACAATATTACGTGATTGAAAGCTAGGCTGATAATCAAAAGCGTATTTAACAGCTATTGGGGCATTATTGCCGCCGATGAGAGTAAAGCCCACTTTCTTCAGTATCTTAACCTTCATAGGTTGACCAAAGTCAATATAGTTAGACATATACTCTAAGCGATATGACGATGTACGGTCTAATTGACCAGTGTAGTAACCTACGTAACCAGCAAAACCCATCAACACTTCTTTGTTACGGTTAACAAACAAAGCCTTAGGAACCAAGTTCCAAGTAGTTACACGAGCCGCACCATTAGGTAGCTTAGTACGTGTATCAAAGCAATACGTAACGTTAGACGTAGGGAATGTCAGGAGATAGAAGGCGTTGTTGTCTGAGAACACAGCTTTAATATTAGCCAGTGTTTCAAAGCTTAGGTTAGACACTAAGTCGTCACGGACATTAGAACTGATATCAGTCAAAGGAGCTGACTTCTCTTGGATAGTACGAGCAATAGAACGTACACCGGAGTCAGACAAGAAGAAGATATCAGTGCCTGTCTTAGCTACAGAATCACGAGCACAGCAGCCAACACCTGAGATAGTGTCGTAGAGACGCATAGTCGAAGGATCTTCAGCACCTGTGTAGATCAAGATCTGACGACGACCAAAGATAAACAACTGATGGTTATGAGCAGCTAAAGCAATGATCTCATCTGCACCGTTAGGCCACACCTGAGCTACGTTCAGAGTACCTGATGTACCTGTAGACAACACATGACCAGCTTGGAGGTCAGAGAATTGAACGGTAGTCTTGTCTGTAGCAGTATTAGCTGACCATGTACGACCATAAGCGCTAATTACACAGTTGGAAGACTGTACTGTACCTAGATAGCCTGTCTTCTCAGAGATACGCTTATAGGTAGTAGCTGAGGTAGCTGGATCGAACACAAGAGGATCATGACCAGACTGATACAGATACAAGCAACCACTCAAAGGAGCCATCTGCCAGTTACTGTCTGAGATCGTAGGAGCTGATCCACCACCGCCATAAGTCAACTCAGTGACTGTAGAGCCTACAAGCTTAAACAGCTTATTGTTACCAGCAAACACAATGTATGAGTTACCTGAGCCGTCAATCAACTCATGGATAGACTTAACGTCAGCTGTGCTTAAAGTAGCATTAGTAGCGTGTTTAGCTAACCAGCCTTTACGAGCACCGATACGACCAAACTTGTCGATGACGCAGTTAAAAGCTCTGGTGGCATAGCCAGACTCAAGACCCACTGATGAGTCCTGAGTGTTAACTCCCATGAAGCCAGGAGCTGAGATAGAAGATGCTAAGAGTTCTTCAGCCATGTTAAGGAGCTGTCCAGTTCATCTCGTCTTCGTAACGATTACGTTCAATAGCCACTTCGTTAGCCAGAGCTGTCTTATACAAGGCATAAGCCTCAGAGGACAAGTTACCACCGTCTTCACCACGTTCAGCAATAGCTTTAGCGTAAGCCAACATAGCTACCAAATGACCGGGAACTAATACACGATCAGTATTAGAAGTCAATTCAGCTTGAGGGATAATCAAGTTAAAACGGAGAGTGTAAGCACCATTAGGAATAGGGAACAAATCAACTTGTGTATCATTGCTGCTATTCACACCGTTAAAGTTGTAATAGATGGGTGTATTGGTTGCTGTAGTGCCTAAGAGGAACTGCTTGTTCATCCAAGAAGATGGAGCCTGACGAATAACAATATTACTTGTGTCGTTCAAGACATCCATGACACGGAAACGAGTGCCTGCGCCTGTCAAGGTATAGTTGTAAGTATCAGCCACAGTAGTGATTGAAATAGTTGAAGACAGAGAGTTCCACTCAAGAGCATCTTCTACTTCACGCTTAGCATCATTAACGAACACACCTAGCATAGCAGCGTAAGGAGTATCGTTAACGTTAGTCACCACAGGCTCACGGAGCCTACGTAGGACGTTGTTAACAAGTTCTAGATATGTCATTTATTAAATACCTTCTTTTTTGAACAGCTCAAAGGTGCAGATAACTCCAAAAGTAGAGCCTGTCTCTGATGTCATGTGTACTTGATCGCCTTCTTCCATTACAACACCTGAACCATTCCCTGAGAATTGAAAGTATGTTTTAGATGTGAAGTTCTGCTGCTCTAAGATATTCACGTGTACATCTGCACTTACGTCATACCAATCAGCTGTTAGAAACTTGTTTGTACCTGTAGCATTATGAGCATACATTAGGTTCCATACAGCGTAATAACCTGAAGGAACAGTGTAGACAACTGTCTCAGTATTGGCTACTAGGTTCTTACCTACGGAAACTAAACGTCCCATATTTACTTCTTCTTAGCCTTGTTCTTAGCTGTACGTGCACCACGTTGGGGCATTTTAGCTTCAGACATAGCAATAGCAATAGCTTGTTTACGCTCCTTAACGACAGGACCACCTTTACCGCTATGAAGAGTACCTTCTTTGTACTCACCCATAACCTTACCTACTTTAGCTGATTGTTGCTTCTTTGTAGTAGCCATAATTAAATACTCACTTTTACAGTGATAGTGCCTGATGTATAAGCAGTCACGTTAGCTCGGATGTAAGGAGGAGGATTAGCAATAGTGATAATACCGTTGGCAGTCAGAGCTGTCTCGATAGTTGCCCAGTTAGTGTTGTCTACGCTACCTTGAGCAGCTACAGTACCAACTGTAAGGCCAGAGATTTGAATGAATGCAGGTTTGTTGCTGTCAGTACCTACAGACAAAGAAGCGCCTGTAGCTGTTACTGCGTTGAGAAGAGTGGTGAGTGCCATAGTGCTATATCCTATCTTATTTATTCAGATTTGTCAATACTTTTAGTAACATTAGTTGTAACGTCTTTATAGATTGCATACAATTTATGTCCAATCATTAAGGCCGTATAAATCAGAGTAGCCCATAGAACTAACTCCGATACTTGATAACCAGCCACAGTAGCTAAGCTTACAGTCACAGGAGGTGCTGCTTTAGTTACTAGAGCTACTCCTGTTTCAGTCGTTAAATGGTCTGCTGACATGATTACTCGTCAGCAGGTTCAGGCGTGTTGCCTTCTTCCAGCCATTTCAAATAGGCTTGGTAGTCTGTGTTGGCTTGGTCAAAGGGGATGCAAGCATCGTCAGACAAACGGCGCACAGATTTTGATTCACCTGTAAAAATGTCTTTGGTTAGTTTGTACATGATTTACCTTTACAGTTCTGCTGATGCTTGGAACACTGGTTTAAACGTGCCAGCATACCCACTTGTACCGCCAGCTGATGTATATTGAAGACTTACGTAAGTAGATTGAGAATCAAAGGTTCCTCCACTTAGTAGAAATGTATTTCCTGCTTCAAAATATGTTAAGTCTTGGCCAGTTCCAGTTATTGTTGGCGCTGCTCGCATAACAATTGGAAGCATGATTCCTGTGTATACGCCTGTGCCGTAGTGAAAAGCAGGGTAGTTGTTAATCGCGCCGTATTTTTGATAATAGCGCTCACACAAAATTAACTCAGTACCATACGGGCGGTAGTCAAACGATGTGGCTGTGCTGCCTTTTTCTAGTTGAACGCCTGTGATGTAGAAGGTGGCTCCGTTTGTGCCGACTACGCTGGTTGCGCCTGTAGCTGAGAAATAGGTTGAACCAGCCCAAGCTCCAGCAGTTCCACTGTAAGTTGAACCAACGCCAACGCCAATAGAGAGTTTTAGGCCAAGACCATTACCTGATAACCAAGTGCCAGTAGTGTCACCAGCAATCGTTATTGATTTTTGTTCCCATGTGTTTGCAGAGTTGATCGTATAAATAAACGGATACGAACGATTGTTTCCAGAATTTAACAACGCTCCACCAAAGGTTCCAGTTAAACTGGAGCGAACCCAAAACGATAAGGTAACTGTCGCTGCATTAGCAGTTCCCCATCCTAAATCTGCAACATTAAACCCTTCAATTCTTTGGTCAACGGCAAATAAATCAGACGCAGTTACTGAATAGGAAGATAGAGCTGTAACGCCTAAATAATTTGTGAAACCAGCAGGCGGCGTTACAGAACCAGCATTTTGCTGCGCAGAAAACTTAGATGTTTGCGTAGCTCTTGCCACAAATCTATCGAGTAAATACTGCCCATCAGTAGGTGTAACACTAGCTCCAGCATTACGTTGGTCAATCATCATCGCACCATTGATGATGCGGTTCTTGAAGCCTGTGTAGTTCTTACCGAGTTCAACGACAGTACCACTAGCATTCTCAG